ACTCCGCTCTGCAAGCGGTGCGACCCCTGCCACCACCGCAACCCTGCAGCTGCGCCTCATGGGCCTGACTCAGAAGTTCGGTAACGGCTTCGGTCCGTACGCGAAGCACCTCGTGAAGTTTAACGTCCATGAGCTTGGCTCTGGCACTGGCGCCGCTGGCGTCTAACAGGAGACTACAATGCCTACAGGCGTTATCAATACAGGCAGTCACCCGAAGCTTCTCTGGCCAGGCGTGTTCACCACGTGGGGTCAGATCTACGACGAGCACGAAAAGGAATACACGGACCTTTACAACGTCCAGTCGTCCGACCGTGCTTATGAGCAGGGTGTTCAGATCTCCCCCTTTGGCCTCGCGCCAATCAAGCCGCAGGGCCAGGGTATCACCTATGACGGTGAAGTCCAGGGCGCTATTACCACCTACCAGCACATCGCCTACGCTCTCGGCTACATCGTGACGTACGAAGAGCTGCAGGACAATCAGTACAAGGAAGTGGCGACTCGTCGCGCGGCAGCCAATGCCTTCTCGATGAGTCAGACGGTGGAGAACGTAGCAGCGTTCCTCTACAACAACGCCTTCTCCACGACCTACTTCACCACGGGTGACGGCGCAGCACTTTGCTCCACGGCCCACGTGAACGCGACTGGTGGTAACTTCTCCAACGCACTCTCACCGGCGGCTGACCTCTGCGAAGCTTCCTTGGAAGATATCAGCGTCCAGATCATGGGCGCGCAGAACGACTCGGGCCTGCTGATCAACATCATGCCCGAGTCGCTGCATATCTCCCGCAACGAGTGGTTTAACGCGAACCGTGTTCTGCAGTCGGTGTTGCAAGCTGACTCTGGTAATAACAACATCAACGTGTTGAAGGCCACGAACGCATTCCCGAAGGGCATCAAGCTGAATCATTACTTCACAGCTGCTCACCCGTGGTTCGTTCGTACCAACGCTCCGGAAGGCATGACCATGTTCTGGCGTGAAGAGCCGTCGTTCTCGCAGGACAATGACTTCGATACAAAAAATGCTAAAGCGGCTTCATACATGCGCTTTTCCGTTGGCTGTACCGATCCTCGCGGTATTTTTGGCTCCAACGGGCCGTGACGCATAATGGTCTGTAAAGCTAATAGCTGCGGCAGACCGGCTCGGGAAGATGGCTATTGTTTAAGCCACTCTCCCGAGCGTCAACGCGTAAGCCGAAAAGCTAACGCAGAACGTTTTAAGGGTTATACTTTAAAGCGGGACTATGGAATTGCTTACGAGCAGTATCAAGAGTTATTGAAACAGCAGGACGGGCGTTGTGCTATCTGTAATGAAACGCCTACTGATAAAAAGTTAGCTGTAGATCATTCACATGCAACTGGAGTTGTTAGAGGTTTACTGTGTTCAGCTTGTAATGTAGGCTTAGGCCATTTTAAGGATTCTATAGAATTGTTAAGCAAGGCTGTAGAGTATTTAAACAGACCCGCACCTAAGGTTAACGCTTTTGTTGCAGACTCTTTACTGGAAGAGTTATTGAAGTTATAATTTAGCACGGGCGTTATGTTCCAATAATCCCCGTGCGCATCAATGAGCAGTCCGAGTAAGCAGCAGCGTGCCGGCGTACCCCGGCAGACCCCTGGGGGCATGGCCCTCACGCAAAGGAGATTCAAATGCCAATCGGCGGAATGATAACAAACTTCCCACAGGGCTTCACTAGCGGCCTGACCGTACGCGGTATGCCCCTTGTCCAGACTCAACCCGGCAACGTGTTCTGGGTTAACAACAGTACCACCATCAATGCCTACACCAAGGCTGGTAGTGACTCCAACCGGGGTTCATACCTGGCCCCGTTCGCTACCTTGCAAGGTGCGGTCGCTCAGTGCAAGCCCGGCAACGGCGATATCGTGATGGTAGGTGCTGGCCACATCGAGCGTATCAGCACGGCCACGGCGTTGAACCTTGCGGTCTCCGGTGTTGCGATCATCGGCCTGGGTTCTGGTAACCTGCGCCCTCAGTTCATTCTGGACACGGCAGCCACTGCAGTCATCAACGTCTCCGGCGACAACCTCTCGATCCAGAACTGCCGCTTCACTGCCAACTTCGCCAACATCACCAAACTGTTTAACCTGACTCATGCCAGCATGACAGGCAAGGTTGATAACGGGGTGCTGACGATTACCGCAGCGACCACGGGCACTCTGTTCGTCGGCAACCTGATTAACGGTACGAACACTCCGGCTAACGTGTACATCACAGCCCAGTTGACTGGTACCGCCGGCGGCGTGGGTACGTATCAACTGAGTCAGGCTTATACGGCCGCTTCCACGACCATCACTACTACGCAGAAAAACTTTGCGCTGGACAACTGTGATATCGCGGATACAAGTGCGGTGCTGAACTTCCTGACGCTGTTCACTACCGGCGCCCTGGCTAACGCGTGTGATGGTCTGCAGATTACGAACAATACGATCTCGTCGCTGACTGCGGCAGGTGCTGCCAACCTGTTGAGCATCGGTGCTGCAGCTGACCGGGTGAAGATCACAGACAACTACTACGCCGCCGTCACCACGAACACAGGCGCCGTGATCGTCCTTGCCACCTTCAACCTGACCAACTTCCTTCTCCTTCGCAACATCTTCGTTCTGGTGAACGCAGCAGCAACGGCGACTGGTTACTTGATCACGGGCAGTGGCACGGCTTGCACGGGCTTCATCAACGGCAACTATGACTTCTGCCTTGCCAACACGACGTACCTCAACTCCTTGCAGGTCACCGCCGGCACCGGTCTGCGCTTCGGCCAGAACTGGCACGCACGTACAGCTGACAAGTCTTCGGGAGTTGTCCTTCCCGCAGCTGACGCTTAAGGAGAACTACGATGGCTAACCGTGTACAGGTTACAATCCTGGAGGAAGGCCCTCGTAACGTTCGCGTCTGTGTGGCGGGGGTGCTGGACACCGCCAACCTCTCCGCACAGACCGTCCTTACGTTGGCGCAGTGTACGAACAACGATCCGATGGCTAACGGGGTGCTGAAGGGCTTTGCCCTCCAACGCATTCAGTACGCTGTCAGTTCACCACTGGCCTGTGTCTTCGATTGGCATGCTACGACTAACCAGCTCATGGCCGCCGTGTGCGACTCGAACGAACTGGACCTGGACAGCTCTGGCGGACTGTTCCCGCAAGACCTCAACGCAGCCGGTTGGAACGGTACGGTAGAACTTGCCACGTTTGGGTGGGCAGGGATTCTCGTGTTCGACTGTGTTCTCGACTTCAAGAAGATCTACAAATGACAACTCCCGCTGACAATACGCCAATCTCTATCATCACTGATGCGTACCGTGATGCAGGTCTGCTGCCTGCAGGTGAAAACCTTAACAGCGATCAGATCGTAAACGGTATGCGGAAGATGACGGACCTTATCAGTCTCTGGCAGACCCAGGGTTGTAAGCTCTGGCTCAACCAGGACTTGCCGGTTACGCTGTCAGCGGGTGTTGCGGATTATACTTTCGGTCCTGCTGCGGGGGTGGTGATGAGCGCTCCTTTGCAAGTGATCGACGCATTCTATACGGACGCGAATGGCGTCAGGCGTCCGCTGAGTCCGCTGAGCTGGAGCGACCATAACAGGTTGAGCCAAGTTACTCAGACGGGGCAGATCAATCAGTACTTCGTTGACAAGCAAGCTACTCAATTGAAGGTCAGCTTCTGGCCCACGCCGGATGCAGTGGCCGCGACAGGGGTTGCTCACTTGCAGATTCGTAGGCGCGTCACCGGCTTCATCAACGTGACGGAGACCCTGGACTTTCCGCCTGAGTGGCGAATTGCACTTCGCTGGGGAGTCGCCGACGAGATTTGCACGGGGCAACCCCAGGCGATCATGGACCGTTGCCAGCAGCGGGCGATGGGGTATCGTGATGCGTTGGAGTCTTGGGACGTGGAGGATGCTAGTGTTCTGTTCACCCCCGACGCACGGACGGGTGTACAAGGAGCGTTTCGATAATGCCACAGGCGCAGACGGTCCAGCAGCCTCCTAGGTTGCCCCTGGTTCTGCAACCTGCCAATCGTGATGGCACGACGGGCAAGGATGCGAAGCTCCTCAACGGGTATGTTGAGAAGGGGGAGAAGGAAGGCGAGTACCAGTTGTACAAGCGTCCCGGACTAAAGCAGACGGGGGCTACACAGACGGGCAAGGGCTACGGAGTGTTCAACTGGGAAGGCGACGTATACTCGATCTTCGGGGCGACACTGTACTTGAACGGGGTTGCACAAGCAGGAATCCTGGACACTACTGGAGGACAGTATCGGTTTACATCCTGCCTGGGTGCGACGCATAAGCTGCAGTTGGGTAACGGCATCGCGACGTATAACTTTGACAAGGTAAGCGGACTAGTTCAAATCAGCAGCCTTACCACAGTGACCGCGGGCTCCTTCGTTGTGAGTACTAGCTACACCATTCTAGTCCCCGGTACGACTAACTTTACCTTGATCGGAGCTGCTGATAATAACATTGGAACTACATTCATCGCCACAGGTGTTGGCACGGGTAACGGTACCGCTACAACCGCAAACAACTTTCCCTCTTCGACTGTCAAAGGTATTGTGTATCTTGACAGCACGACGTATGTCATGGACTCGAATGCGAGTATTAGGGGATGCACGAGTCTGAATGACCCAACGGGCTGGACAGATATTTTGAATAGGATCACTGCGCAGATCGAGTCCGATGGCGGCGTGGCATTGGCGAAGCAGCTGGTGTACGTACTAGCACTCGGGCAGTGGTCGACGGAAGTATTCTACGACGCCGCGAATACGACGGCCAGTCCGCTGTCTCCTGTCCAGGGCGCGAAGCTCAGCTACGGTTGTAAGCACGCAGACTCTGTGCAGGACATGGACGGCGTGCTACTCTGGATTGCGACGAATAGGTCGGCGGCTCCGCAGGTGTTGCAGGTGGAAGGTCTCAAGGCCCAGATCGTTTCGACCAAGCCTATTGAACGGTTACTCGGGGCGGCAGACTTCTCCCAGGTCCGTTCGTTCGCCTTAAAGTTCGAGGGGCATCGGTTCTACGGGATCACACTGATTGCCGAGAACATTACCCTCGTCTATGACATGGCGGATAAGACCTGGGCGCAGTGGACGGACGTGAATGGGAATTACTGGCCCATCGTCGGCGCGACGTACAGTGACTCGTTAGGTCTAATCCTCCAACATGAAACGAACGGTAAGCTGTACCAGTTCGACGGCAGTTACTACACAGATGACGGGGATCTGATCACGGTAGATATCTACACCCCGAACTTTGACGGAGGGACACGGAGACGGAAGACGTTGAGCTTGATGGAGTTTGTAGGCGACCGAGCGGAGGGTAGCGTCCTGCAGGTCCGTCACAACGACCAGGATTACGAAGAGACCAAGTGGACTAACTTCCGCGAGGTCAATATGAATAGTCAGAAGCCGATTCTGGAGAATGAAGGAACGTTCATACGGAGGGCCTACCATCTCCGCCACAAGTGTAACGCGCCCCTGCGTATCCAGGCGCTTGAGCTTCAAGTCGACATAGGGACACTATAATGGCCTTTCAACCTGCACCGACTTGGGCTGAGGTAGTCCTTGTGAACCCTGAGACGAAGGAGGGGAGATTCAATCCTGTCTGGTTAAAGTGGTTCACTGACTTGACTGCCATTCTGAACTCTATCGGTAGTGGTGGTACGACGATTCAGCATAACGGGCTTAATGGTTTGCAAGGCGGTGCAACGAGCAAGTTCTACCACCTGACAGATACAGAGTACAATTCATTCGTCGGTAGCACCTGGGCGAGCCCAAAGGCAATGGGGGATACGGCTCCGAACACAATCAAGGGCACGACGATCCAAGCATCAACCGCTGGCGGCTTCAAGTCGAGCGATGGCAGTGCAGGTTACACGGGGACGCTCACGACGGCCAGCTTGTCCGGCAAGACCGTAACTATCAAAGATGGTTTGATTGTGAGTATAGTCTAATGAATGCGGTAGTGAAGTTTCAGCCAAAGGTTCCTACCAGGATCCGTGACAGGGTTGTGGAGGTGTTGGACAACGTCGCCTACGTGAACGGGAAGGTGGTTGACCCTGACGCCAGCTTCATCGCGAGCATTACGGACCAGCATATAAACCCTTGGATCGAGCGTTTCAGCTCCACGTATATTGTAGACGTGACTGCCCGCTGTAACATGGTGTGTAAGTACTGCTACTACAAAGTCGACAATGACTCGATTGATCGCAGCGCGGAGTCTGTCATTGTCGAATGTATGAAGAGCGGGTTTGACGATATCTGTTTGATGGGTGCTGAGCCTACCATGCGAGATGACCTGTTTAAGATCGTTCGCTTCCTCACCCTACATGGGAAGCGTGTAGGGATGACTACGAACGGGAAGCGGTTTGAGGAGGAGGGCTATGCAGAATCCCTTGTTGCGGCGGGACTGAAGTACGTTAACTACTCCATGCACTTTACCAAGGCAGTGAAGCCTTGGGAACACAAGGTCACTGTGCTGAAGGCGATTAAGGATAGCGGGCTGCGGGTGTGCCAGTTATCCTTCACCGTGTCAACGATTGCAGAGATGCTACACTGCATGGATGTGATTCGGTTTCTGGTGAGCAAGGGTATGCAGCCGGATCAGTTCGTGATTCGTGCAGGTGCTGCTATGGGAGCTTGTACACGGGCGTCTGGACTCTTCATGTCAGACATGGGGAAGGCTGCGTTGGCCTACGGCGCGCAGAAGATGGCGGACGGGGGGAGCAACCTTTACTATCTTGAGCTAATCTACTGTGGCAGGAACCTACACATTGTCTGCTGGCCTGATAATGACAGTGTAACGGCGTATAGTAAAACTGGTCCGGTATTCGGTACGGTACTAGGACCTATGCACAGCCCCCTGCACCAGGTCGTGCAAGCCATGACGCCGGAGCAGATTGCAGAAGAGGCGAAGGTCCTGTTACCAAAGTCTCTGGATCGCATCGTACATCAGGTGGAGCGGGACTTTGGAAAGGTCTGGGCGGTTGAACGGGAAAGTATTCCAGGAAAGATCTGGCTGCACTCCCTCATTGATCGCTGGACGTTGAATGAACGGTTGCAGTGCAAAGAAATCTGGCCGGCGTTCTTGGAGGAACTGAGGCGCCAAGGATACGCGGAAGTGTTCTCCTGTATTCCGGGGGGTGATATGAAACTGAGGAAGTGGCAAGAGCGTCACGGGCTGGTCGAGATCGGGCAGGCCGATGGAACACTAATCTTCCGGAGGGACTTATAATGGGCATTGAAGAAGCTTTTGGGGCGGCGGTTCTTGACTCGGCTGCGGCGGGTGCTGCGGCGGATACTGCAGGGGGTGCGCTACTGGGAGGTATGGGCGGAGCGGCCTTTACAGATGCGGCAGCTACGGCAGCTACTGATTGGGCAGCTGGAGGCTTTCTAGGCGATGCAGCTATGGGAGGTCTGGTTGATGCAGGCACCGGCGGCATGGTTGATATGGCAGGCTTTAAAACTGCAGTTGATTCCGGCCTTGGGGTTAGTGATGCATTGGCGGAGCAGAACTCCAACCTGTTCACGATGGGTGCGAATGGGGTTACTGGCGGCAATGACGGTTTCCTTACAGGCCTGTTTGATACAGCGGCTGACGCGGGCGGTGCTACTTCCGGGCAGTTCGCATCCGGCCTGGGGCAGACGATTGGGCAAGAAGCCGGAGCCGGATTCGATTGGGGCAGCGCTAAGTCTGCCTTGTCGTTAGCACAGAATGGTATGTCAATCTACTCCGGCCTCAAGGGCATGGACCAGGCAGACCAGATGCGGAAGCTCGCAGCGGCCAATGCGGCGAGGGCTGATAGCTGGGGCGCCTCCGGCGGCCGTGCCTTGTCGGATCAACAACTGCAAGCGTTTCTGAAAGACCCGAGTCAGGCCGCTGCACGGGACCCTGCCTACGCGCTCCGTATCCAAGGTGCTCAGAGGGCCAATGCAGTCTATGGAGCCGACTCCGGCGCCATGTCCGTTGCAGGCGCGAACGCTTCCACCGGTTGGTATGACCAACATCTGCAGCAGATGGCGGGACTCGCCGGCGCAAGTGGTACGGGAGCTGCCGGGGCACAGATCGGAATCCAAGGGCAGGAGTACGCAAACAACCTGGAGAGCGCGGGCCTTGCCTCCCTCGGCTACGGGGTCACTCGCATGGGAGCGAATCAGAACCAACTTCCTGCTAACGTGATGATGTTCCTACAGAAGATGGGGTACATGCAATGAGCGGTATGTATGGCGCACCTATAGGGCAAGGGGCCGCTGAAGCTGACATGCGTCAGGAGCGGCAGGGCTTCTTATCCGACGCGAAGGCGATGGGGGAGATCGCCATGCAGCCTGTTCAGCAGAGAGCGCTGGAGGGCCAGGTTGAAACGCAGGACATGGCCTTGCAACAGGCGCAGCGGATGCAGCAGCTTGGGATTGATTATGCAGCGGCGCAGAAGGTCGCGGAGCAAGGCGGGATACTCACGACGGATAAGGCACCAAGTGCTCAACTGTCCGCTGCGGATTCACTGCTGAAGATGGCGCAGTTCGGAGCGGACTCCGGCATGGACCCGGTGCAGCTGGCCCCGCTCTGGGAGAAGGCCGCGACGATCAAGCAGCATGAGGCGGCTGCGGCTAGCTCTGACGCGCAAGCGAAGGTGCAGGAACTCAAGGCGCAGGCAGAACGGAACGCGCAGCGGGGGGCCTTTGCGCAAGCGGCGTTGGAAGGTGGGGCAGCTAACTACGCGATGATTCGAGGGCAGGCGATTGCGAATATGCCTGCTGGCGAGAAGTCGGATCTGTCCCGCTTGCCGGAGGACTACGCGCAAGCCGTACCTTTGCTGAAGGCGGCCTTGTCACAGAGCATGTCCGTGAAGGATAAATTGGAACTGGAAGCTTCGGCCAGTCTGGACGAGGCGAGGGAGCGTCGGCAGGCTGCAGGTGCGGCGAAGGACTTTGCTGCGGTCGGTGTAGCCAAGGCACGGGAAGCTCTGCTCAAGGCGCAAACAGATAATGAAAAGAAGTACGGCGGACCGGACGCACCGGGTACGAAGAAGGCTACGGGACAGTTGACCGTGGCACAGGAGGCGACCCTCGCCGCGAAGGACCGGAAGGAGTTTCCAGGCTTCCCTGTTGAACCTGCTCTGCGGTTTGTAGGAAAGACTTATAACTATAATGGCCAACGTGTCTTGGTCGTCGCGAAGGCGAAGGACGGCACGGTGACTCTGCGGAAGATCGAAGGTGCTGCTCCTCCTAAGCGGCAAGTGACTCCCGCCCCTGACGAGGATGAATGATCATGGCAGCTGAGATACAATGGGAAGACACGGCGGCGAGTGATCCTACGGTAGTATGGGAGGGGGAGGAGCCGCCGGCGAAACCGCGCGCGACCCTACAACAGGTGAAGGACTTCGTAACTGACTCCGAGGAACAAAAGACCTACGCCAAGACGCTCGGCAAGGGAACGCTTATGCTGGGCGATATGTTCGCGGGGATACCTGGGCAGGCGTTGGCCCTCGGAGCTAACCTTGGCGGGCGTCTCGCTGCAACTGCAGCAGGGGAAAATCGCCGCACGGTAGAGCTGGCAGGGGAAGCCGGGGAGGAACTTATTCCGGAATGGATGAAGACTCCGCTGCAGACGGCTAGTAAAATACTCGGGGGCGGCGATCCCATGGACCAGTCAAAATTGTCTGGCATGATTCAAGATGCTGCAAACATTGCAGAGAAGGCTTCGAGTGGATTAGTAAGTGAAGCCGACGCGAAACTTCTATTTAACATGGTCATGCTGAAGGGCGGCGCACACGCAGTTGACGCAGGGGTGAAGGGACTGACTACCCCGAAGGCGAAGCTGCCAGAAGGTGCGATCACTACGAAGGCTGGACTGGAAGCGGATAGGGCGAA